GCCTGGACGGTCGGGACGACGGCTGAGGTCGCGTCGAAGTTGTCGGTCGGGGTGGCACCCTCGAAGTCCTCGGTCAGCAGGACCCCGGCGAGCGCGTCCAGCTCGACGGTCAACCCGACCGGGGTCGTGGGGAACGTCACCAGGCCCACCCCGCAAAAGTGGCCGTTGCCGGGCCGAGAAGGCCTCTAGGACGGCCGGAGGGTGGATGGCTGGTCATGTGCCCAGGACCGCCTGCACGTCGCCGCCACGGGCCCGAATCGCCTTGCGCATGATCTCGACCAGCAGGTCGTCCATGCGGCTGCCACCGGAGCGGACCTCCAGGACCAGCCGCCCACCTCCACCGCCGGCGGCGTGCTCGAGCTGCGCGCGGGTCTGCCCGGCCGGGGTGACCTTGCTGCCGACGGGGAGGTTGACGAGCTCGGGGCCCTGCTCGCCGACAAGCACGCGGCTGAAACCAGAGAGGCCACCTGATGCCATCCCCCGGCCGCCCATGATTCCGCCTGCCTGTGCCCCCACGATCCCGCCTGTCGCGCGTGGTTGCTCCCGGGCGGAAGCGAACGCTCCAGATCCCGGGTTGCGGAGGACGACCTCACGGTAGTAGGTGGTGATCTCGATGCTTGTGCCCCGTAGGCGGTAGATCCGCTGCTGGAGCGCGTCGAGTTGCTTGTTGATGCCCGCTCGGGCCCGGATGACCGATGCCAGCGCCGACCGGAACGGCGCTCCCATCGGGCCGGGCAGCTTTGAGAACAGCCGCAGGATGCCCTCGATCATGGTCCCGACGATTTCGAGCGATGACCGCTCAAATCTGATCATGAACTCGGCGACATTTGCGAAAACGTCTTTTATGAGCTGGCCGCCGTGCTTGAAGTCCTCCACGTCCTGATTGAACGACGTAACCAGGAAGCCCAGTGTTGCGGTGAGCAGATCAATGGTGATGATCGTCAACGACAGCAGGTGGTTAAATGCCGTGATGGTGTCTTTCTCGGACATCTTGTCAAGCATCCGCGTAATCGCATCGGCAATTTCCGGGGCCCGGTCGGACAGCGTTTGGAATAGCTCGACGATGGCCGGCATGTTGTCAACGATGGCCGGAACCAGCTCTTTCGCGAAGTCGCCGAAAATGTCGACCAGCAGCGGAATAATCGGTTCAGCCGCCTTGAACAGCTTCTTTAGCTCAGGCTCAAGGTTTTTCACCATCAGGGCGATATCGCGAAACGCCTGGGTGAAGGTGCCTTGTAGCGGCGCGGCCGCTTCCTGGAGTGTTTCGACGATCGTGTTCTTCGCCCGCTGGAACGACGGCTTGAGCTTCTTGGCCAGAATCGCGCCGGCGCCGGCGACCACAGCACCGCCGATGCCAAGCAGGATTCCGGAAGTGACCGCTGTTGCAACTACCTCCAGCACAGCAGCGCCGATACTAACGCCGAGCGCGCCGACGATCGGGGTGGACAGCAGCGTCTCCAGCGGATGCAGCAACCCCGACATCGCTTCCTTGTCGGGGGTGAACAGGTCGCCGAACAGCCGGCGGAGCCGGCCGCGGTCCCGACGCACCGACCGGTCGAATGCGTTAGTGAAGCGGTGGCCGGCGCGGTCGCCGGAGCGGCCGGCCTCATGTTCGACCACATCGCGGGAGACCCGACGGAACGAATTTGCGTCGAGGCGGGCATGGACCTCCACGTACCCGTCCGCGATCTTGAAGGCCACCGGTCAGCCCCGCTTCCTGTAGAGCGCGAGCCGCATGAAGGCGTACTCGCGGTTGCCGGGATGGTTGGCGTGGCTGATCGGGTGCGACAGCTCATCCCACCACAGGGCCCGCTTGATCCGCGGCCGGATGACATGAGCGCGGCTGCCGTACTCCAGCGCCGCCCAGTGGTCGGTGCCGACATAGACCCGCCGGCCCTGCTGCCGGACGCTGTCGAGCAGGTCGTTGGTGTCGACCAGGCCGTCGTTGACGATGTTGTCGCGGGCGTCGTTGGCGATCTCCTGGGCCATGTCGACGGCCAGGCTGCGGGCGTGCTCCCTCGCGTGGGTCTGCCACCCCGGCGCCATGATGACCAGGACCATCAGACCCTCACCTCCATCGGAAGGGCGAGGTCGTCGAGCTGCTGCGGTTCGACCTCGTCGACCAGGTCCTCGTCGGGCAGGTCGGCAGGCAGCTCGTCAGCCTGGTCGTCGGCGTAGGCCTCGGCCACGGCCCGCATGGCGCCAGGAAACGCGAGGGTCCGCTCGCACAGGGCCACGAACCGGGCCGCGTCCAGGTCGCCGAACTGGCCGTCGCCGATCCCGTCGATGCGGTAGAAGGCTCGGAAGTCGGCGTCGAGGTCGTCGAGGAAGCGGGCAATCCAGGCTACCTCCTCGACCCGCCCCGGCCATTTCCCAGTTGCGCCCGCCGGGCGGCGAGGACCTTCTTCTCGATGTAGCCCCACAACGTGGCCATCTGCTCGTCGGTGACCGAGTCGGACTCCTGCAAGGCGTCGACGGCGTCGTCGCCGAGCAGGTCGCGGATGAGCCACCCTGACGCGGCCGCTTCGCCCTGGCTGGCGGCGAGGTCGAGGAGTCTGAGGGTCGTCGCTGGCTTGATGCGCTTGGGGATCGTGTACTCGACCCCGTCGAGGATGAAGAACACCTCGCGTTCGTCCTCGACGGGGTCGCCGTCGATCTGGACCGGTTCGAATGTGGCCACAGGGCCTCCTTCCCAGTGGGCGGCTGACAACTACGACCAGGTTGGGACGGCGCCGTCGGCCAGGACCCCGGGCGCCTTCCAGGTGAAGCCGCCGTCGTTGGCGCGGGTGAGCGCGTAGTCGGTGAACAGGCACTCGGTGGAGAGGGTCTGGCCGGACACCCCGAGCGCGACCGTGCGGGTGACCGAGGTCGACGGGACCGTCTTGAAGGTCGCGTGGCTCTTGCTGGCGGCGTCGTTGAAGACGCCATTCAGGTCGATCGAGAAGTCGGCCAGCAGCAGCAGCCGCTCCATCGCGCTCTTGTCGACCCCGGTGATGTCCTGGACCCCGCGGGGGGTCGCGAACTCGAAGTTGGTGACGTCGTTGGCGATGTCGTTGTTGTCGTTCCCGGCCGAGCTGTCCACGGTCAGCGTCGACCAGCCGAGGCCACTTTCCTTCGCTATGGCTACTGCCCTCCTTGTAGGGCGTCCCGACCAGCGGGTACGCGGGAGTCCATCCGAGTGCTAGAATCTCGTCCATGAGACGAGAGCTGACACCGCAGCCCTGCGCTTGCGGGTGCGGAGAACTGGCGGCCGTCGACGAGCGACGGAACCGGGTGAGCAAGTACCGCTCCGGCCACAACGGGCGCGTCGCCCACGGCATGAAGGGGAAGACTCACTCGCCGGAGACGAAGGCGCGGCTGGCGTCCTACACCGGGGCGAAGGCGTCGTCCTACAAGCACGGCTGGTCGCACACACCGACCTACAAGAGCTGGACCTCGATGCATGAGCGGTGCCGTGACCCGCGAAACGCATCCTTCCGCTACTACGGTGGCCGGGGCATCACCGTCTGCGAGCGGTGGCAGGACTTCGAGAACTTCCTGGCCGACATGGGCGAGCGGCCCAGCCTCGACCACTCCATCGACCGGAGAGACCCGGCGGGCAACTACGAGCCGGGCAACTGTCGATGGCTCACCAGGGCCGAGCAGAACGCACGCCGGCTCGACCCGGGCGGGTGGATCACCCGCCGAGCGAACCGGCAGCGTTAGGGCCATCTGCGCTTCCTCCTATCCTTGCCTGAGCCGGTCGGCCAGGCGGTCCTGATGCTCGGCGAAGTCCTCAACCCAGTCGTCGGGGCGGGTGTGCTCGCGGACCAGCCCCGTGCTGGCGCGCCAGTCGCCCCCGCGGACCAGCCACCGGGCCGGGCGGGTGCGGTGGTCGGCGAAGCAGCGCTGGTAGGCGTCGAACCGGAACACGGTCAGCCCACCCTCGGAGCGCAGCTCCTTGAAGCTGCGGCCGGACTGCTGGCGGATGTAGGCGGCCTGCCGGCGGCCCAGGTCGGTCTGCTCGTCGACGACGGTGTCCCAGCCGTGCAGGTACGCACCGCAGCCGACCGTGCGGCAGGCGGCCAGCACGGTCTGGTCGTGGGGAGCGGCGGCCTGGTAGGTCTGGTAGGCCTGGACCGGGCCCGCCGGCTTGATCCGGTTCAGGGGACGCTCGGCCATCAGAAGACCACCGAGGTTGCGTTGCGGGCCACGACCACCCCGAAGACGAGGTTGGAGAACCCGGCCGAGGTGGTGGTGACGACCCGCAGGTAGCGCTCGACGGCCAGGTCGCGGGCGGTCTGGATGCGTTCGCTGGTCGGCCCCGAGGTGACCTGGGTGAAGCCGCCGCCGGTCACGTCCGCGAAGGCGTCACCGCCGCCGTCGTCGCTGGACTCCTGGAGCTTGATGGTCACGTCGGTGCCGGTGAAGGAGAACACGTGCAGGTACGCCTGGAGGCCGAAGCTGCTCGCGGCCGCGCCGTCCACCGAGGAGCCGTTGGTCGCGCCGGTGTCGGTGCGCTTGCCGGCGGTGAGCTGCTCGCCCCACTCCAGCCCGTACTGGTTGGCTTGGGCTTCCACGTCGATCAGCAGCGCGCCGTCCTGGGCCCGCTTGGGGTCGTAGTTGACCTGCTTGGCGTTCAGGCATGCGGCCGGGTTGCCGAGGGTCGTCCCCCGCAGATAGGCCAGCAGCACGTCGGCGGTCGGCAGGGCCGACAGGCGCTCGTGGGCGCGGTCGGTGGCGTCGTTAAAGAACACGCTGAGCTCGAACCGGCCGTCGCGGCGGCCACCGATCCGCTCGAAGGCGCTCTTGGTGATGCCGGTGACCTCCAGCGCGGCCGGGCCGCCGCCCAGGCTACCCGAGCCGATGTCGTCGCCCAGGTCGTAGCCGGCGACCCAGAGCTGGTCGCCGAGCCCGGATTGCTTCGCCATCGTCTGCTCCTATGCGCTCTGGGCCCACACGTCGTTGACCAGGACGGGGATGCTGATGTCCATGCACCGGTAGACGACGCCGGACAGGTTCATGTAGTGGGCGTCGGCCTGGAGGCTGCTGCCGGCGCTGCCGAGCAGGTCGATCGCGCGGGCTTCGCCGCCGAGCTCGAAGTCGCCCGAGTAGGCGTCCATGAGCGCCGAGGTCGCGGCGAGGATGGCGCGGTCGAGCCACAGCTCCGGGGCGGCCTCGGTCGGGATGTACAGGCGGACCTTGAAGGTGACCCGCGCGCTCGTCGACGCGAGCCCGCTGGAGCGGAGCGGGACGATGTCGTCGGCCCAGATCGCGGCGGTGATCCCCGAGGGGCCCGGCTCGTCGATCTTGGTCTCGTTCACGGTCTCGAAGTAGCCGCTGGCGAGCGCGTGGGACACGAGCCGGTCGAGGATGTCCTCTGCGTCCAGGGCCATCAGATGGCCCCGATGCGCATCTTGCGACCGAACGCTGTGTAGGCCTGGTCGCGGAGGTCGTCGAGGCCTCGGCCGGAGGCTTCCACGTCGCTGTTGGGCTTCCCGGACCCGCGGGCCTCGCCGAGCCCGGAGCGCCGCGCGTAGCCGGTCGCTTCCTGCTGGATGGTGTTGATCGCCTCGGCGATGTTGAGCTCGCGGACCAGCCCGGGGACCAGGTGCCGGTAGATGTCGGCGCCGGAGGTGTGGGCGGCCAGGGTGGTGCCGAGCTGGGCGCGGGCGAGCTCGACCCCGGTCAGGGTGTAGATGTCGACGCCGGCGGAGTGGGCGGCCAGCACGGTCCCGTCCCAGGCGCGCTTGACGGTCAGGTCGTTGCCGGCGATGTCGACCACCAGCATCCGCTCGCTGCCGATGAGCAGGACCGTCCCGGCCGCGAACGCGGACCCGTCGGTGACCGTGACCGTGACCGCGCTGGCCAGGGCGGTGAGTCCGGAGCCGCCGAGGTTCTGGCCGGAGTCGACCATCGTCTTCTCGGTGACGATGACCCGCTCGGAGTCGATGCGGAGCACGTCGCCGACGCCGACATAGGGGCTCGACCAGGTCGCCGAGGCGGTGTCGGTCACGTCGGCGTCCAGGGCCGAGGTGAGGTCGCCGACCTGCTCTTCGTCGTTGCGCCAGCCGGCCAGGACCGCGGCCTCGATGGCTCGCTGGCTGGTGTCGCCGGCGGCGAAGGCGGCCGAGCTGGACCGGTCGATCTCGATGCGCCGGTACGGGGGGCCGGAGTTGGCCGGCTCCAGGAAGTAGTCGGCGGAGCTGATGACGGTCCCACCGGCGGTGAGGGTGGTGACGCTGATGATCTCGTCGCCGTCGAGCCACAGCCGATAGGACGGCGAGGTGTACGGCGGGGCGGGCCAGTCGAAGTACAGGGTCTTGACCACCGGCCGGAACGTCCGGTGGAGCAGGCCTTCCAGGCTGCGGGCGCCGGACTCGATGGCCCGGTCGACCTGCCGGTAGTTGCGGGCCGTCAGCTTCACGTCCAGGGCCGAGGTCACGTCCTCGCGGGTGCAGTACCAGATGCCGGCCACTAGCTGATCCCTCCCACGATGGCGCGACGGCCGCTGGTGGCGCCGGCGACGGCGTCCGGGTTGACGACGATGGCGCCGACGAGCAGGGGCCCGGCCGGGTTGATGTTGATGGCCACGTCCCCGACCGACAGGTTGGCCAGGACCTCGACCAGGACCTGGATGACGGCCGGGGTGACCCCGACGCCGACGGCGGGCTGGTGGATGGCGGCCACGGCCGCGACGACCGCCGGGGTGACCGTCTGGTCGACGCGGGGCTGGGCGAGGGGCAGGGCGACCAGGGCGGCCAGGACCGTCGGGACCACGCCGACACCCACGGCCGGCTGGGGCAGCGCGACCACGCTGGCCACCGGCGCCGGGGCCGCACCGACACCCACGGCCGGGGCGGGCAGGGCGGCGACGGCGGCAATCGGGTCCGGGGTGACGGTCGCACCCGTGCCGGACTCGCCAGCGGTGGCCAGGGGCAGGGCTGCCACGGCCGCCAGCACCGCCGGGGCGACCCCGACCCCGACGGCCGCCTGGGGCAGCGCCGCGACGGCTGCAGCTGGCGCCGGCGACACCCCGACCCCGACGCCTGGGGCAGGCAGGGCACCGACGGCGCCGATGGCGGCGGGGGCGGCCCCGACCGACAGGGTCGAGGCGGGCAGCGCGACCGTGCAGGCGATAGCGGCCGGGTTCACGGTCGCGTCGGTCCCACCGGCCGCCGCCTTCAGCTCGAACACGCAGATGTGGCCGCGCTCCTGCTGCGGCGAGCGGTTGAAACCGAGCGTGTACGACCCGGCCGTGGTGACGGTGGTCACGTGGCCGGTCATCCCGCCCATGTTGGCCAGGACCTGGGACTCGTGGTCGAGGGTGTCGCCAGTGTCGGCCGTCGAGCCGCTCGTCGAGTCCCAGTTGCCCAGCCCACCGATGACCGCCGAGTCGTCAGCCTCGGTCGTGACGGCCTGCTGGATCGGGTTGGAAGCGCCCGAGTTGAAGTTCGACATGGCGCTGGCGCCGATAGGGTCGCTCGTGTTGTAGCCGGTCCACTCGTCGATCCAGCCACCATGCGCGGACGCGCCCATCGTGACCGTGACCGTGCGCGCCGACGGGCTCGCGCCAGCCTCCTGGTACCAGCAGCCATAGCCGGCGAACTGGCCGTCGTCGTCGCGGTACCCGGCGATGATGAGCGTCCAGGTGCCGCCCAGGGTGTCGCTGATCGTGGGCAGCGCATCCTGGTCGAACCAGACCGTCAGGATCTGGATGGCGCCATCGGTCGGCGTGTACGACCCCGAATCGGGATCGCTCGTCGCGTTCGGGCCGATGGTGGCCAGCAGCGAAGGACCAGAAAGCGCCATGAGCCTCTAGGGGGTGTAGTCGACGGTGAAGATGCCGGAGGCGGACCGCTGGATGGTGAAGGTGCCGCCCGAGCTGCTGGCGGCCGAGACGAAGTCGCTCAGGAAGACGAGCTCGTCGGCGCTGGTGGCGCCGCCACGGTCGACGACCCCGACCTCCGCCATGGCGCTCGTAATCGTCGAGGTGGTCCAGGCCGAGTCGGCGGCGTCGTAGGTGAGCGTCCCGGAGGAGACGGTGACCTCGGTCGAGGTGAGCTGGGCACCCTCGGCGGTGTAACCGGTCCCCGAGGCCTCGTCGCCTTCCAGGTCGTCCCAGAAATTCATCGTGTCGAAGTTGGGGGTCGCCGTGTCCAGCAGCAGCGCGCCCTTGAGGTCGGTCTCGGACTCCAGCGACTTCCCCAGGGAGTCAATGAGCATCTTCTCCAGGGTGAGCCCGAACAGGCCGGATGCGGTGATGGCCATTACCGGGCACCTCCTGGACGCTTCACAGCCGTCGAGGCCTTGACGGTGGCGGGCCGGGCGACGGCGTCGCCGGCGGCAGCCTCTGGCGGGGCGGCCTCACGCAGGGTGCGGTGGGCGACCCGGGCCTCGCGGAGGCGTTCCTTGAGCGCCCGGAGCTCCTTGTCGCCGATCTCCGGATCCGCCTTGGCGGCGACCAGCTCGGCCTCCAGCTCGGCGACGGCCAGCTCAGCGCGGAGCAGGTCGACGCGGTCCGATGGCATAGGTCCCTTCCTTTCCCTTGAGGGGCCCGTCGTGCTGGGGGTGCCCGTGGGGGCCCCAGAAGCGGCGGACCTTGAGGCGGATCACGTCGGGCCGGACGATGGCGTCCAGGGTCTCGTCGTGCTCGATGTGGATGACGGTGCCGGAGTCGTCGACGGTGACCTTCGCGCGCTTGCCGTTGGCGAGGGTGACCGTCCGCTCCTTCGCGCGACGGCGGAGCTGCGCCGGCGCCCGGCCGGGGGTCCAGAGGGTCACGGTGGCCTCCAGCCGTCGAAGGGGCAGAACAGCCGGCCGTCGGGGCCCGAGCGGAGCGGCTCGCCGTCGTTGGGGCAGGCAACCGGGCCGGCGGCCCGCTCGGCGGCGGCCTGCTCGGCCTGTTCCCGCCAGATGCTGGCGAGTTGCTCCCAGCCCATCAGCCACCCACCAGCCGGCGGAGGCGGTCGTCCTCGGCGAGGCGGGCGGCCAGGGCCGCCTTGCTGCCCGACAGCGGCATCGGTTCGGGCCGGTCCTCGTTGCGGTCGCGGATGAGCTGGCGCAGCTCGGCGACCGACCGCACCCGGTAGTCCTCGACCGGCGGCGCCGGCGGGGTGCGGGGCGCCAGCTGCGTGTCGGCGGCTGGCGAGTAGGTCGGCGGGCGGCCGACGTGGATCTTTGCCACAGGGACCTCCTCGCCCTGGCGGTAGTGGTCTGTCGCCGTGCAGTTGGGACAGCGCGGCAAGCCGACCGCGTAGGCCGTGGTGCAGCGGCGACAGACCAGCAGCATCGGGTCAGGCGTTGAGCTGGGCGAGGTTCGCGGGGGCCCGCTGGATCTTGAGGTCGTAGAGGATGTAGAGCGCGGCGCCGATGTGGGCGGTGCCAGGGTCGGCCACGTTCACGCTGACCCACTCGTAGCCGTCCGAGAGCTGCTCGCTCTGGACCTCGATGACGACGATGACCTGGTTGGCGTCGTCCCAGGTGGCGTCGGTGACCTCGCTGGCCGCGGCCTGGGTGTTCTTGGTCCAGGTCTCGTCGCCGTCGAGGGAGGCCTCGGCCTTGACGTAGTAGGTGGTGACCACGTCCAGGTCCGCGGAGGTCCCGGCGGTCGCGGCGGTGTGCTCCTGCACGTCGAAGACCGGGTTCTCGGCGGCGGTCCCGGCGGCGAGGAAGCCGACGATGGCCACGCCACCGGCGTTCTTCATGTGGATGCGGTGGCCGGTGTTGGCGCCGCCGGCGAGGTCGACGGGGACGATGGCCGAGCCGATGTCGAACAGCCGGCCGAGTGCGGCGATTCCCATGATGCTGCTCCTCTCCTGCCAGGGGGTTGATTGCCTGGCCGGTGGTAGGCCCGGCCGGGGGTTGAGTGCCGGCCGGGCCCGGGTCGGTGGATCAGGTGGACAGGCCCACGAACGGGCTCAGGGTGTTGCTGGAGCCGTTCTTGGGGGTGAGCGCCGAGGACAGCCACGGCCGCCCGTCGACCCGCTCGATGATGCGGACGGCGGTCTGGTCGTTGGCGAACTTGTAGTGGGGGCTGGTCTCGAACTGCATCGCCTGACGGTCGCCGAGCAGGTAGTAGCCCAGGTCGACGAAGGTCAGGGCGTTCGGGTCGGTGAGCTTGGGGATCTTCTCGCTCACGATCAGGGGGCGGCCGAGGATGGTCATGGGCGGGCCCTGGGTGCCGTTCTGGATGTAGACGGCCGACCCGCCGACGTTCTCGCTCCCGGCGACGTTCTCCACCGTCTGGGTCATGGTGAAGATCTCCGGCAGCGCGTCGGGGGCGCACAGCCACACCGCCCGCTGGAGCGACGCGGGCAGCATCCGCGAGTACATCGCGACCACGTCCGGCCAGTCGATCAGGTCGGCCGTCACCCGGGACACGCTGATGACCGCGGAGCCGTTGAGGAAGCCGAGGGGCTCGCCGACGCCGGAGCCGTTGATGAAGGCGTCGTCCTCGAAGAACGCGATCGCCTCGGGCCAGAGCTGCTCGACCAGGGCGGCGAAGCTGCCGATGGCGTCCTGGAACAGCTCGTTGGGGACCTCCGAGTAGCCGGTCAGCTTCTTCGCGTCGAGCACGACCCGGCCGAAGCTGGCCTGGCTCTCGGTCAGGGCCCCGCCTTCCTCGGTCCAGTAGCCGATCATGCCGCCGTACACGCTGGAGGC